ATATTTTCCCCGGAGGGATATTTGGAAAGCCAATTGGGGACTAGGTTCTAGGGCTCACAGGAAGTTTCTCGTGTGCTCCTTTCTTCCTGCTGGTCTCGCTCACAACGGGCCCTAGAATCTAGCCCTCAATTGGCCCCAAACGCCCTCTATCTAAGGAGCAACTATGGGTAAAAGGGCCGCAACACCCTCTAAACCCGCTCGAACTGTGGAACAACGAGAGGCGCAGATGATCAATCTCGCGCTTGAGCTCGCTGAGAAGCAGCTTCGGGAGGGTACAGCACCGGCAACCACGGTGAATCACTACCTCAAGCTCGCCTCCACAAGAGAACAGCTGGAGGTAGAGAAGCTGAGGAATGAAACAGCACTCCTCGAGGCGAAGAAGACGGCGCTCGTCAGCGCTGAGCAAGCCGAGAAGATTGCCAAAGAAGCCATCGAAGCCTTCCGTACATACTCTGGAGCGGGAGATGTTACGAACGTATACTGAACTGGCGCGCCTCGAGACCTTTGAGGAGCGGTTTGACTACTTGGCTCTCACCGGGCAAGTCGGTACAGCCACGTTTGGCTTCGATCGTTACCTGAACCAACGATTCTACACCTCGACGGAGTGGAAGAAGGTCAGGAACTTTGTTCTGGCTCGGGATGAAGCCTGTGACCTCGGGATCGAGGGACTTGACATCAGATACATGCCGCTAATCCACCACATGAATCCGATTCAGCCCCGAGATCTCGAGGAATTCAATCCAGACATCCTCGAGCCGGAGTTTCTCATCACGACAACCAAGAATACCCACAACGCGATACACTTCGGAGACCGATCGAGGTTGACACCACGAGTTGTTGAGCGTCGACCGAATGATCAAGCTCCCTGGAGGATCTAATGGGAACCATTCTTGAAGATACTAAGAAGGCAATCGGCATCATGCCGGGATATGACGCCTTCGATGGCCAGATCCTGATGCATATCAACACTGCGCGGATGGATCTCGCACAATTGGGGGCAAAATGCGATACCCCGATTGAGAAAGATACCGCTTGGACAGTCTTCGACTCAATCGATGACGAAGCGGCAATCAAGTCTTACATCGCCATGAAGGTTAAGCTGTTCTTCGACCCACCGGGGAACTCCTTCTTGGTTCAGGCTTACCAGAAGCTGATCGAGGAGGCAGCATGGCGACTGATCTATCAGACCGAGGGGAAGCAGAGGTAGAAGACCTCATTCACCACGGTGTAAAAGGCCAGAAATGGGGCGTCATCCGCAAGAAGGCTAGTGCTGGTCGAAAGGCCACCATCAAGGCCATCCAGAAGAGTGGGCGATTCACCGCCAACGCGACCAAGACGACTATCAAGACCGCCCGAACTGGAGCGGCCAAGGTACAGAAGGCTAAGCAGGCCCATGACCAGCGAGTTGCCGGAAAGAAGCAGGCAAAGGCCGACGCCAAGGCTCGAAAGAAGTTCGCAAACCGCGGATATAAGAAGATCAGCGACACCGAGCTCCAATCTCGAATTAAGCGGCTGGAGCAAGAGAAACGCTATCGGGAGCTCAAGGCCGATCGCCACCTGGTTCGAGGTCGTGAAGTCACTCGATCGATCCTCGAGAACTCTCTGACCAAGGCTGGTACATACGCAGCGACCAAGGCTATGAAGACGGCTTTCGATAAGTCGTTCGATCCCGGTAAGACCGGAAAGTCAGCCGGAGAGACACTCAAGAAAGCGGCAGAAAAGGCTAAGGAAGCAGCAGAGGCTGCGTCAGTTGTCGCCGAAGAGGCTCGTGTGACATACAAGTCTACTGGTGGCCCCGATCGCAAGAAGCTCCCGCAGTCTTCTAAGCCGAAGCAGATCGAGAAGCCAAAGTCGTATAAGCAGACTAAGCCCTCCCCCAAGAAGAAGCGCTATCCGCGCAACCCTGGGAGCACAGCTAAGTAATGCTCTCGAACACCGCAGTACCAAAATACTACGGGCAGTTTCGAGACGCAGTCGTCCGAGGCGAGATTCCGGTATGCGAAGAAATCTCATGTGAGATGAATCGCATCGATGCTCTCATCACAAACCCGGAATACTACTACGATGACAAGGCTGTAGAGGGCTTTATCGCTTACTGCGAGAACGAGCTCACACTGTCCGACGGAGCCGACCTCCATTTGCTCGACAGCTTCAAGCTCTGGGCCGAACAGCTCCTTGGCTGGTACTACTTCGAGGATCGTCAGGTCTTCGTCCCATATGAGGACGGAGTCGGCGGTCGATACGAGACCAAAACAGTAAAGAAGCGCCTAACAATCAAGCAGTATCTGATCGTTGCTCGTGGAGCGGCGAAGTCGATGTATATGTCTCTCATCCAGAACTACTTCATGGTGATTGATACTACAACGACTCATCAGATCGCTACGGCTCCGACTATGAAGCAGGCTGAAGAGGTGATGGGTCCATTCCGGACCGCTATCACCCGAGCCCGAGGTCCGCTGTATAAGTTCCTGACTGAAGGGTCCATTCAAAATACAACTGGCGCGAGGGCTAACCGCCAGAAGCTGGTCGCTACGAAGAAAGGTGTGGAGAACTTCCTCACCGGATCCCTCCTTGAGGTTCGCCCCATGTCCATCGACAAGCTTCAGGGTCTTCGCCCCAAGATTTGTACGGTAGATGAGTGGCTTTCGGGAGACATCCGTGAGGACGTCGTCGGCGCTCTCGAACAGGGAGCCTCGAAGATCGATGATCCAGTAATTCTGGCAGTCTCTTCGGAAGGAACAATCCGCAATGCGGTGGGCGACACCATGAAGATGGAGTTGCTCAAAATACTGAAGGGCGAATACATCGCCCCTCACATCTCAATCTTCTACTACCGACTTGATGACATCAAGGAAGTAGCAGATCCTGCTATGTGGGTGAAAGCCCAGCCGAACATCGGCATCACTGTCTCTTATGATCGGTACCAGCAGGACGTCGAGCGAATGGAGCAAGCCCCGGCCGCTCGAAACGACATCCTCGCCAAGAGGTTTGGAATCCCCATGGAGGGATACACGTACTTCTTCACCTACGAGGAGACAATCCCGCACAGGAAGAACACCTTCTGGAACATGCAGTGTGCTATGGGCGCCGACTTGTCCCAGGGTGATGACTTCTGTGCATTCACCTTCCTATTCCCACTGAGGAATCAGGCTTTTGGTGTAAAGACACTGGCGTACATCTCTGAGTTGACGCTCATGAAGTTGCCGGGTGCTTTGCGTCAGAAGTATGATGAGTTCATCCAAGAAGGAAGCCTCCGAGTCATGGAGGGTACCGTCCTGGACATGATGGAGGTCTATGAAGACTTAGACCAATACATTGATGAACAGAAATACGACGTATCGGCGTTCGGGTTCGACCCGTACAACGCCAAGGAGTTTGTAAACAGGTGGGAGCAGGAGAACGGACCGTATGGTATCGAGAAGGTTATTCAGGGAGCCCGGACCGAATCAGTCCCCCTCGGGGAATTGAAGAAGCTGGCCTCGGAGCGCCTTCTCATCTTCGATCAGGAACTCATGTCCTTTACTATGGGGAACTGCGTGACTCTCGAGGATACTAACGGGAACCGGAAGCTACTGAAGAAACGCTCGGAAGAGAAGATCGACTCAGTGGCTGCTCTGATGGATGCCTTCGTGGCATACAAGATCAACAAGGAGGCATTCGAATGAGCGAGGAGGTGAAATGGGTCTTAGTGATCGACTAGCTCACGCATGGAATGCGTTTTCAAAATCCCCGGACAAGAAGAACTTCACACCGGAGTATGGTTCGTGGACATTCGGTAACCCGAACCTGAATTACCGTCCTGTCGTCGGCGACCAGACAATCGTCACGAGCATCTATAACCAGATTGCTATTGATGTATCGAATGTTCCCATTCGGCATGTCAAGACTGACGATAACGGCAACCTCAAGAGCTACTACCGTAGTTACCTTGATGATTGTCTGTCTCTTAGCGCCAACATCGACCAGACCGGTCAGGGATTCTTCCAGGATTTGGTACTCACGCTCTTCGAAGAGGGCGCTGTAGCGATCGTTCCAGTAGACACGGATGTCAGTCCAGACTTGACTCAGGGCTACGACATCAAGTCTATGCGAGTCGGCACAATCCTGAACTGGTATCCTCGCCACGTTCGAGTCGAGGTCTACAACGACCAGACTGGACAGCGAGAACAGCTGACTCTCGAGAAGGAGTTTGTTGCGGTCGTACAGAATCCTCTGTACAGCGTGATGAATGCTCCGAACTCGACACTGCAGCGACTGACGCAGAAGCTCCACCTGTTGGATGCCATCGATAAGCAGTCTGGATCCGGTAAGCTGGACATCATCATTCAGCTTCCGTACGTCGTCAAGACTGAGCTGAAGAAGCAGCAGGCAGAAGCCAGACGCAAGGCTATTGAGGAACAGCTCGCTGGGTCTCAGTACGGTATCGCCTACACCGATGGTGCGGAGCGAATCACCCAGCTGAACCGACCTTCCGAGAACAACCTCATGAGCCAGATTCAGTGGCTCACGACCCAGCTGTACAACCAGCTCGGGATGACCGAGGATGTCTTTACCGGTAAGGCCGATGCTCGACAGATGCTGAACTACCAGAACCGAACGGTTCGTCCAGTTCTGAAAGCGATCACGGACGCCATCACCAGGACTTTCCTCACGAAGACTGCCCGCACGCAGCGACAGCGGATCATGGCGATCGAGGATCCGTTCCTCAACGTCCCGCTGGAGGAGATGTCCAAGCTGGTTGACTCCGTCAAGCGCAACGAGATTGGCACAGCTAATGAGCTTCGTCCGAAGTTCGGCTGGGCTCAGTCTGAAGACGAGACGGCAAACCAGTTGGTGAACTCCAACATCAATCCGATGGGTGAGGAGATGCCACCCGGCGAAGAGCCGGTTGACGAAACCCCAGCCGCGGATGTACCAATTTCCGAACTGATGGAGAGTAGTCAAAATGGCAGTTAAGTGCGATTTCTCTGGCTACGCCACGAAGAACGATGTTCGGTGCTCGGATAACAAGGTAATCCGACACGGGGCTTTCGCGGCGTACGATGGGAAGACTGTTCCTCTCGTTTGGCAGCACAAGCACGGAGACGTTGAAAACGTCCTCGGGCATGCCGACCTTGAGGTTCGAGACGATGGGGTTTACGCCTACGCCCATCTGAACAACACCGATCGTGGCCGGACCGCTCGAGAGATGGTCAAGAACGGCGATATCAAGGCGATGAGCATCTACGCCACCCACGTCCGGGCTCGGGGCAACGACGTTGTCCACGGCGAGCTCGTTGAGGTGAGCCTGGTGCTCCGCGGCGCCAACCCTGGTGCTCTCATCGACCAGGTCTCCATCGAGCATGGCGACGACGGCGATGAGATCGAGGCTGTGATCTACACGGATGCACAGCTGGACTTCGTCTCGCACGGTGATGACGTCGAGGACGAGGATGAGGACTTCGAGGCGGAGGAGACGGACGACGTCGAGCACGCTGAGGAGGAGCCGGAGGCCGATGAGGCTGAGGGCGACGAGGACGACCCCACGCTCGGGGAGATCTTCGAGGGAATGACCGAGGAGCAGAAGACGGCGGTCTATGCCATCGTCGGGCAGCTCGTCGATTCCGTAGATGAAGAGGCGGAGGAGTCTGAGACCGAAGAGGCCGAGGACACCGCCCATTCCGACACAACTGAGGATACTATGGCTCACAAGAACGTGTTTGAGGGCTCCGCTACCACCGAGGAGCTCCCCGTCCTGACTCACGCCCAGGTCGAGACCATCTTCGAGGACGCTCGCTCTAGCGGCTCCCTGAAGCAGGCCATCCTGGCTCACACCGATACTTACGGCATCAAGCAGATCGAGACCCTCTTCCCTGAGGCCAAGGATCTGTGGAACCAGCCGGAGTTCATCAAGCGCAAGACCGATTGGGTCAACTCTGTCGTCGGCGCTGCTAAGCACTCGCCCTTCTCCCGCATTCGCACCCGCTTCGCCGACATCACCGCGGACGAGGCCCGTGCCCGGGGTTACATTAAGGGCAATAAGAAGGAAGACGAGGTCTTCACGTTGCTGCAGCGTGTCACCTCGCCGACCACCATCTATAAGAAGCAGAGGTTGGATAGGGACGACATCCTCGACATCACTGACTTTGATGTCGTCTCCTACATCCGTGGCGAGATGAAGATCATGCTCGAGGAGGAGCTCGGTCGAGCTGTCCTTATCGGTGATGGTCGTCAGGCCTCCTCCAAGGACAAGATCAAGGAGGACTGCATCCGCCCGATCTACAAGGAGGACAGCCTCTACGCTCCTCGCGTCATCCTGGCCAAGGAGACCACCACCGAGGACGTCCTGGACTCCATCGTCCGTGCTATGGACGACTACGACGGTGCTGGTAACCCCACCTGGTTCGCCGAGCCGCACATGGTCACCGAGATCCTGCTGCTCAAGGACAAGATGGGTCACCGCCTGTTCCGCAGCGTCTCCGAGCTGGCCGACTACGTCGGTGTCTCGAAGATCGTCAAGGTTCCGCTCATGAAGGGCCTGCAGCGCTCTTCCACCAAGAACGGTACCGTCGATGCCCTCGGCATCATTGTCAACATGTCCGATTACACCATTGGTGCGGACAAGGGTGGTCAGCTCTTCGCGGCTGAGGACTTCGACATTAGCTTCAACCAGTACCACTACCTGCTGGAGACCCGCCTCTCCGGTGCGCTGACTCACCCGAAGTCGGCCATCATCGTCGAGCGGAAGACCGAGGCTGGTAACGTCGTCGCGGAGCCGTGATAGATGGCCAAATTCTTCGGTGAGATAGGATTTGCTACACAGGTCCAGACCGAGCCGGGAATTTGGGAAGACAAAATAGTCGAGAAGCAGTACTATGGCGACGTCTTCCGGGAAGCACGCCGCTTTGGTAGCAGCGATGAGATTCTGGGGAGTATCAACCTCAGTAACCAGATCAGCATTATTTCTGATGGATTTCTAACGGATAACATCCAGAATCTCAAGTACGTTCGCTGGATGGGGGGACTTTGGAAGATCTCCTATGTGGAGCTGAAGTTCCCCCGTCTGGTTCTCGAGTTGACGGGGGTGTATAATGGACCGACGGCTAGCTCTCCATGAGAAGCTGGTAGAGATCCTCGGGTCGGATAAGGTCTATTACCAACCACTCCCGTCTCTTAAGCTCTCGTATCCGTGCATCGTATACGAGCGGCATCCGGGTGATCCGATGTACGCGGACAACCTCAAGTATATCAAAGCAAACCGGTTCCAGGTTACTCTGATTGCCCGGCATCCCGAGGACCCGACACGAACGAAGATCGAGGACCTTTTGTTCAGCCGCCATGAGTCTCGACTCGTAGCGGA